AACATAAGATGTTCTGCATCAGAGCGCATGAACTCGTCGACACAATAGTTTCTTGCGCGAGTAATTAGTGACTCGTTGAACAAGAAGTACATCTGAAGGGGAATGCCATGAGCGGCACAGAGAGCAGAAAGATCTGCCATAGAACGAGTGTACATACCAGCACACATACCACCATACATCGGAGTGGCAATAAACAACTTACGCTTCTTCAATTCATCAATAGGAATCTTAATTTCCATTATTTAACATCCTTATAGTGGTCAACAAATAAACACATCATTGTGTAATGCAACGTTTTCATTAGATCGGCTTTATTGCTACCGTTCTTCTTACCATAACGCCAAAGGTACTTTAAAGCTGTATTACGGAAAGTGGGAGTTGAATCGCCTAGAGCAATCCAAGCATCGAAACACTCAATACCCTGATCTTCGGTCTTGTAGTGTTCACCGTATGTCTTATCTATATAGGACTTGAAATCAGCAATAATACGATCTTCTGCATATTTATATTGAATATCAGACATTTCCCCTCACGTGTTCTACGATTACATTTTGATTTTCAAGAGTATTGTTCTCAAACTTGGTAACACTAAACATCAGAGTCATGTTCTTAAGAATATTTGCAATCTTAGTTTCACGACCCTGCAACCAAGTTTCATTCTGATCGCTTCCACGATCCTTATATCGTTCCTGACGAACTTCTTTCTTGGTCTGGAGATAGATGATATTCAGATCATACATATCAAGGCAGTGTTCAAGGAACGAGGCTGTGAATAGACGATCGCCCTCATAAAGGACAACAGCGTCGGAAGGAAGGGTAGAAAGGAACTTGATAGCTTCTGGCTGAACTGCCATGCTCATACGATCGGTACCAGAAAAGACTTCACCTTCTTCATACTTACCGAGAACGTATACGTTACCCTTCTGAAGATAGGGTACTAGCTTGACCTCATTATACTTAGGCTCAACCTCAAAGACTTCAATAAGCTTCTTCATCAAAGTCGACTTGCCAGAACCAGGCTCGCCACCGATAGCAATTACTTTCATAATATAACCTATTCAAAAAAGGATTCAAGACCAACTTTAGTATTCTGGAATAGCCCTGTCGCATCTAGCACATTACTAGATGTATATAGTGCCATTTTACTCTCATTTATCTTATTAGTCAACAGTTTTCTTTCTAGGGTTTCAGTTCTAGCATCCCATAGTGGTTGCCAGTCAATACCAAACCAGTCATCTCTCTCGCACTTTGCGATTTCTTCAGCCTGACGATCTAGGTAATACCCAAGGTAACGACCGTGCTTAACACGGAACAGCTTCTTGAAAGAACAAAGGCAGGTTTCCATATCATAGTAGTCGGTGTTAGGAAAGTCTTTCTTTACTTCCTGAAGAATGTAATATGCTTCGCCATCAAGATAATTCAGTTCCTCTTTGTTCAGTTTTTTGTCATACCAATTATCAAGACCAAGAGACATAACCAAACCATTGCGATGTGAACGAGAACCATCATAATCCTCCAACATTAGAGTGCTTGGTTCTAGTTTTAAATCGCAGCACTGCTTTAGAGTTTGCAAATAAAACCAAGTAGAGAAACGACCGAACTTATGGAACTTTGTCTTGACTTCTACCCAGAGCTTATCAAAGTTTTCGGTAGGTGTGCCTTCTAAGAAGGGTTGAAAAGCTTCGAGTTGAGTCTTATCTCCAACCCAGTTTCTGTACGATTCGAACTGGGCTGGAAGATGACCTTTGTTCCACTTGGTGTCAGTTTGATAACGGAGCCGTTTGTAATTGTTATTGTTCCATTCGCGGAGTCGGTCTGATCCGACGAGCTCCATGTCGGGGAACTCATTCCAAACAACCCAAGCTGTAGGAAGGTAATAGGTTGTACCGTAGATCCAAGAGATCCATAGCTTCTGCTCCTTATTATGCTCGAAACGATCGAACAAATAGTTAGTCATATAAATGGCTGGATCACAATCCTTAATAGTCAGAGACCATTTATACCAGTTAATAAAGTCTTCTTTACGTTTCTGCATTACATTACTTTCAACATTACAATACTATTATACTAAAGAAACTGTTCTAAGTCAACATCTTTCTTCTTCATCAGGTCAATGAATTCATCATATCGACTAGGATGTCCGAAATCATATTGTCTATGCTTATGGACTTTCCTGTTAATCCATTTCATCTTAGCTTCTCTTAGTTTAGTATTGTAAGAGTTTAGAATATCTTCTGAAGACATATCTTTTGTTTCTAAGAACGACAAGACTCCCTTTTCGTTGATGGGAAGATCACAGAACATAGATTCAGAAACAGTAGCACCCCAATATGTAACACCGAGTTTATCGTAGAAAGGTAGAGCCTTGCGATTGCAATCAAGACGGATTGAGGTTGCACCGATGTCAACTGCTTCTTTGATATTTCGATCTAACATTTCTTTTGCTAGACCCTTTCCTCTACCAGCAACTGGTGTAAAGATATTTGAAATGAAAAGAACTTTCGAGCCAGCTTGATTTGATAGTTTCATAAAACAAGAAGAAACAATATCATTGTCTTTCCATAGTGTTCTTACTGGCCAATTATCCCAAGCTTTCATAAAGTCCCACATACCCATAGCCACCTTAGAGAATCTGATATCTTTCGGATCCTCTAGGCGGCTATGAACCAGTTCTAGATATTGGTATTTTGATAGTGCAACATAATGCATTAAGTCACCTCTAAGAATTTACGAGACTTTCCTAGCTTATTAAGGTTCAGCTTCTGTGCAGTAGCATCATCTAGGTTTCGGTCAGTGCGTTCATGCTTAGTCTTTTCCCAACCAAGATACATCTCGTGATCATATGTAAATGGAGGAAACTGGAACTTATCACTCAAAAGGATTTCCTGTACATCAGGACCATCGTTCAACGCTGCGTCAATAAATGCAGTAGCAAACTTAAAGCTGTCAGCAATTTCGCGGCGGCTAGTAGAACTGCGGAAACAACGAAACTCAATAGTCTTTGAATTCTTAAGAGCATAAGTGTGAATCCCATAACGGAAAGGGCGGGATTGAGTCTTAGCGTCCTTACCGCAACAATGAATATGAATCCATTCTTCGAAGGTATTAGGTGTTAGCCACAAATTATTACAAAGCCAATCAGGCATAATCCTACCGCCATCGTGCTTCAGATAAGTCTTGGCTGTCTTAGTCATTTCCATGTTGGGATAAACATCGAACTGATAAACTCGCTCCATAGTAATATGCTGATTATCACGGATGTAACGAGAAAGCTTCCTTAGTGCATTAATATCTTCAGTTAGACCTGGAACATGAATATGCAAATGACCATGGTTAACACATCCTGCAGTAGGAGGCGTTCCATGTTCAACAAACATATCGTGGATTGTCATAATACGATCGACCTGTTCTTCCCAGGTCTTAGTTGGCTTAGTATTAATTTCGCCGCCAACAGGAGGATTAACACCCTTCGGGTCAGAACCCATACCGCGATAAGGCTCGCGAAGATTTACAATATCAGTCTCGCAATATTCCCATGCACCTAGATGCTCTGGGATAGGCATGTTCCTGTCAATATCTCCCCATTCAATTTCGAAACCATAGGTAAAAGTCTTAGGGTCATAATTCATTGCAAGTCCTCAACGTTCTTTAGTGGGGTGAGAGATATCTCAAATTCGTTATATTGCTTTTCTGTTTGGATATACTTCTTATACATATCAGTTTTAGACAGCCCAACAAGACCAGCACGTATCCCAATATTCTCTGTTGATGTTAATACTGTTGTCGTTGAATCTGTATAGTAATATAAAGGTCTTGCTTCGTTCCTAAAACCGACTAGCGTTTTATCCGCAAACAAAACACAAACTGCCATACTAGCAGGATTAAACTTAGTTAATGGATCTCCTCCATTTTCTATGCATCGCAAAATAAGTTCAGAGTCATTAGCAGTGTTAGTCTTTAGACCGTAGGTTTCTTCCCAAGTAGTCGGATCTTCCTGAGATATGACTCCATTATGTACAATGGATATGTCAGCTGATGAGAATGGCTGATTATAATTAAGATCAGAAGTAGAATACCTGATATGTCCAATACAGTAAAGATTTCCATCTTCGTTTACCCAATCTTTAACATCGTGTTTTGCGATAAATTCATTAGCAGGAATTGGTTCTTTGATTGTAACAATTTTGCCATGTTGTACATAAGAAACTCCAGTGGCATGTTTGCCGCGAATCATGGACTGAATGAAAAGATTACGCACCAAAGCATAATCTTCTTCACCAGCATTTTTAATCTTAATGCCGAGAACGCCGCACATTAAAAGAAAGCGTCCAGGCTCGCAGCTGCAACTTTTGCATAAGGGTCTTTCATATTATTCGCC